AGTTCTGAACACCGTCATACTTTTCGATGAAATCTCGGCACTCACGAATGGACCCAGGCTTGATTTCATCAAGGTACTCACCTTGAAGATTCTTCCATTGTGTTTGTTTATTGGTAGTCAAAAACAGTGACGGCGAGTAAGCAATTTTCATCTTTACTCGCCGCCCGTTTTCTACACCACGATAAAGAATATTGTTGCCAATACTGATTACGTTTGTGTAAAAGTTGCTCATTTAATATTTTGGAATTGTTGATGCAATCTGGATGCCTGATCCGAACATTGTATTATACTGATTTTCTAGCTCACGCACAGGTGAATTGATGGTAAGAATGTCACTGCGATAGATTGTGATGCCAGTTTCAAACTCTTGTGCATATTCTAGGTATGGAATAAATCCAAGCATTGGACCATCTTTGGTTACTTGAGTTGCGACTTGGACAGGCTTCTTGATAACAATCAAGTCGCCAGCATACTCTTGCTCAACATCACCAAGAACCGTCTGATTGGTTTTGAAGGTAACAAGTTTCAATGTCATCGTGCTGGCTCCAGCAACTTGTTGACATTAGCTTCACCGAAAAATGTTTTCAGTGTTACCCACTTCTTGGGAAACAACATTTCACGACCGCGGAAGTCATTGATGTTCAATGTTGGATCATTGACCAGACCAACAAGCTCGACCATGTTGTCAAACTCACGCAGAAACAAGTCATACTTGTATGCTTGCAGATTATTTGCTACAGCCAATTTATAGGCTAGCTTCGATGTATCGATATTATTCAATTTCGATGTTACTCCATTGTTTAAGTTTTTCAAATTTATATTGTTTAGCAAGCATTAGTCCTTTCCATTCTACACCAACATCTTTTTTCACAAGCAAATCAATCATGGCTAACAGATCACCCAATTCTTCTTGGAGCATCTGGATATTCGTACAATCTTTACCAGGTTTTATCTGGTCAGGACCGAAACGAAAGCACTTACTGATTGCTTGAGTTACCTCTGCACATTCTTCTTGGAGAATCAGCAGTATCTCTCTGGTATCTTCGTTCATTATATCAGGCTTTCACGAAAGGTGCAAGCTCTGGAGCAGTCCAACCCTCAGGTTTTAGAACTTTACCATCCGCACGTTTGATAACTTTACCAGTTACCAAATCAATTTTGGCTAAGTTACTTCGCGCAACCTCAGCCCATGCTCCATCAACATCGTAACCTTTCATCTTGCAGTAACCCAAGATAACCCAGATCATGTCCATGCAAGCATCAAGTTGTTCAACCTCATCATTGGCTTTCATTGCGTCTTGAAATTCCCAATACTCTTCATTGATCAGATTACGATACAAGCTAACATTTTCTTTGCTAGGCAGTTGGTCACATGCATCAATGAATGTATTCACGTCCTGATTCATGTCGGTGTTCAGTTTTTTCAAAATAATTGCTCCATTTTCCATACTAATATTTAATCTGGTACCTTCGTACCAACCCATGTCTTGCACCAAATCATCAGGCAACTGTAGAATGGCATCACCATTATCCAGAATCTCCACGATTTCAGCACTATAAGTTTTATCCTTCAATTGACACCCTCTTCCATTCATCACCAATTTTCATCCACAATCTGTCATCTTTTCCCACAGCCATTGCAACAGAGTTTGTCACACGCGGATTAGAATGAAATTGAATTCCATAAGGACTAGCTGGAGCTTTTGGTTCATCATATGATCCAGTAAGTTGTAGCGTGTAAGCAGTTTTCGGTGGTGCAAGATGTGTAATATCACGATTGGCTTCTCCAATCTCTTTTACTTGCCTATAAGATGCTGCACCCACAGCGAATGCACCGATGATGCCTGCACCTTTTAAAAAATTTCTTCGCATGTTCATAATTTTTCCACTTTCACTCCGGCTCTCTCCAAGAACTGAACGCCATCAGCATTACGATAATGATTACGATAATACACAGAAGAGATACCACTTTGAAAAACAAGTTTGGCGCAATCAATACAAGGGGCATGAGTGATAAACATAGTAGCACCGTCGCCAGACTCGGTACTTTTTGCCAGTTTTGCAATTGCGTTGGTTTCTGCATGTAATACCTCTGGTTTTGTTTTTAGTACGGGTGCACCCTTATCATAACCAACAATATTCTCACATGTATTGTCCCAGCCAGATGGCATGCCGTTATATCCGATGGATATAATTCTATCATCTTTTACAACGATAGCACCGACCTGCAATCTAACTGCGGTTGAACAGTTAGCAAATGTTTCAGCAGTCGTCATGAATGCTTCAATGTGCTTTGTCTTCATAGCAATTATGTATGTTAGTTGAACATGCAGTCATTTTGTTTTCTCCGCAATTTGTTTATAACCTGAAGTGGTAGGATGAACGCCATCTTTACTCAATCCTGTAATTGGAAGAACGGTGTCACCATACTCTTTTGACACATCTTGGATCATCATCTGAATGTCTGGTTTTATTGCAGGTAAAATCCAAAAAACTCTAGCTGTTCCAACTTTCTCACGAATACGTTGAAGCTCTGCTTTAGTTCTAATGCCATTATGATCATTGCTACCTAAACTAATGATCACAGTCTTTGCAGATAAATCATTTTTTAGATAGTTACGATTCCACTGCATACTGTTCCAACCAGTTTTTGCATGTACAACACACTCCGGTCTAGCCATGTGTGTTCCTACTGCAATACTGTCACCAAGAATTAAGCAATCAATCATATGTCAAGGTATTGAAGTTCAAAACGATCAGCGCAATCTTCATAATTGATGTATCCGCGTGGATTACATACAATGCGAGTTGAGCCGATCATGTAGTCAAAACGATCATGTGTATGACCGTGTGTCCATAGTTTGATCTGTGGATGATCAAGAATAAACTCTGACAAGTCAGAAGAGTATGCACCATTCATCATCACATCGTTTTGATATTGTGGCTTTGTTGACAATTTACATGGAGCGTGGTGACCCACAACTACAAATTTTTCATCAAACATTCCCTCAATAACATGGCGAATATATTCCTTCATGGCTACATGATCCGCATATGCATCTTCTGGGCTGAATGACGCAATATCTTCTTTGAATTTGAATCCATCAGGAATCGCCATTCCTTTTTCATCAAGTACGTATTGGCCATCATCGCCACGTTTGTATACAGGAACTTTACGAGTGACTACGCGCTTGCTATTTTTAACAATGCGGAAATCGTTCATCATGCTACGAACATGGTATAATGTTAGTGCATCACCATTGTTCATATCTGTCCACAAAGTGCCGCCAATAAATGTCACACCATTTACTGTAACATATTCACGGTCTAGAATGTGTAGATTTTTCAGATATCCAAGTTTCTCTTTGAGTCTGGGAAGAGACAGTGCATAATCACCATGATAGTGTTCATGGTTGCCAGCAACATACAAGACTGTAGGAAATCGCTCGGAGCATTCTTGGAAGAATGTGTGATATCGATTAGACTTGTCGGATGCGCCCAACAGATTATGGACATCCTGGTCGTTCAACTCATTGGCTAAGCAAATGTCACCTGAAAGAATCAGAACATCGGCGTTTTCTGTGTTTTGGAGGGAGATTGTTCCGAATTCTAGGTGTAGATCGGATGCGAGTGCAATTTTCATAATATAAGATGCCTTTCTATGCTGTTAGTATAGCACAGAAAGGCTTTCCTGTCAAGTATTACTCTTGAAGAAGAGTTTTATTTTTGGTAGAATTGAGTACTTTATCGTTACCGCCAGAAGCGATTGGAATGCGTTTTGGCAGCTTTTCCTCAGGAATGACGTTCACTAGCTTGACGGTCAGAATACCGTTCTCCAGACCCGCTCCATTCACTTGAACCGTGTCCGCCAGGCGAACAACTTTCTTGAATGCGCGAGTACCGATGCCTCGATGCAAATAAGAACGATTCTCATCCACAGTAGCTTTCTTGCCACTGATGGACAATTCGCCCTTTAGCGTTTCAATTTCAATTTCGTCTTCCGAGAATCCCGCAACAGCAAGTTCAACCAAATAATTGTTGTCGTCTAACTTGACGATGTTATGTGGTGGAAAAGTGTTTGCTGGAATTTTGTCTAGTGCAAGTTGATCGAATGCATCAAAGAAACGATCAAAGCCGACAGTTTGTGGCACCAATGGTGCAAAGTTTAAGCGTCCTAGATTTAGGTGCGTCATGAGTTTTCTCCTATAAAAGCAAGTTATGAAATATCTGCCTCGAAAGCACAGAATAAACCGGTTACAAATCCGGTGTTGTCTTATCGGAACAACTGCTCTATTCCCGCTGTGATCATATTCAATGGCGTTGAATATTATATTTTACGTTGTGATTACAGAGCAACGGACGCCTGAAAATGATCACTCATTCTCTAACCGTTAACGTCAAACGGCCCTAAGGTGGGTTCTGTTATTTATACAATTTTGACAAATGCAGCACCATTCACAAAATATTTTCTTTGTGGGTTTTG